CATATGTTGTAGCGTTTGATAAAGCTTTGAAGCAACTAAAAGCTGAGCTTGGTAATCAAGTTAAAGTAGGTACTAAAGATCTAAAGTATGAGCCTTACATTAGTCCTAAAGATCGACAGTTAGCAGATCGTTTTCCGAATGGTAGTATAGCTAAAAGGGTAGCTAAAGCTGAAGATAGTGTAGATATACTAAAAGGTAAGTCTCTTAACATTAAAGATTTAAAGTTAGACCCTACGAGAGCCAAGCTAAGGTTAAACAAAGGCGGCTTAGTCCAGAGGCCTGACAGATGAAACTACAGAAGTTAGTAAACGACAAGCCTTTGTGGGATGAGTTCTGCGAAATGCTAGAGAGTAAGATACTACAAGTACACAAGAAGATGGAACAAGTCACAAAGACAGATGATATGTTTCGATGTCAAGGTGAGGCAGCAATGCTACGCAAGCTTAAATATTTGAGGGATGAAGTTAATGGCAATAAGTGATCAGATGGAAATGGCCCTTAACGGTCAAGCCCCACAGGTAGACCCTGTGTCAGGCAATGAAGTTCCTCCGGGATCACTGCCAGTAGAAGTTCGTGATGATATTGATGCTAAGCTAAGTGAAGGTGAGTACGTTGTACCTGCTGACGTTGTACGTTTCTTTGGTGTAAAGTTCTTTGAAGACCTACGGACAAAAGCTAAGATGGGTTTAGCTAAGATGGAAGATGATGGGCGCATTGGAGGTGAGCCTGTAGATATGGCTGCAATGCCACCACAAGGCATGGACATTAGTGAAGAAGATATTGCTGCACTTGAGCAGGCTCTTACTACAGGGGTTTACGAGGGTGGCTTGATGGATAAGATGGCTATTGCTGCTAAGAATGATCCTATGGTAAACTCTCGTATGAATGCTAAAGGCATGGCTGTTGGCTTCGCTGCAGGTGGCTTGACTGAATCTTTGTACAATGACCCTACTCGTATGGACTCTATCATTGAGAAAGTTATGGTAGCTGCTAATGCAAACCCTGCCTTGATGGAAGAGCTATCTAAGCGAGGCGTTGCAGTAAATACTACACAAGCTAACATGAACCCTGCTGACATTCAACAAGCTAATACAAACACTGTACCAGAGCCACTGCTAGAAGAACAGCCCCCTAGCTTTGCTGCAGGTGGATTTAACCCAGCAAATTATGGATTAGGTTTTTCTACCTTTGGACCTACTGCTCCCGGTATGGGTGGTGGTGAGACTACAATGGTGTCTTACTATAATCCTACCACAAATGCAACCATGCAGATTGCACATAACGCCAATGGTCCTATTACAGCTGTGCCTGCTGGCTTTATTTTAGGGTCAGCACCTGTAGTAACAAATGCAAGTATGGGAACAGGCGGTGGTGGCGCTGCAGATAGGTTTGGCGGTGTTGCCGTAGGGGGAACTTACATAAACTCAAAAGGCGAAGCAATGACACGCATGCCAGATGATTACTATGCCACAGGTGGAGATAGAGATCAAGAGAGACAAATGAAGGAGATGATGAGTACTCCTGCTGATCCTAAGTCTTGGACGGGTAAATATGACTACTCAGATCCTGATCTTCTTGCTAGTACTCTAATGGATTCAATAGACGATAAAGAAACTACTGGTCAGGAATTGTTAATGGCTGGTCCTATTGGCAGATTTTTAGGAAAGAGTATTTACCTAAATAAAGCAAGGCAGGTAAGTACTAATATTGAATGGTTAAAATCTATAGGAAAGACTGATAAAGCAGCAGAGCTACAGACACAACTAGAACTTTATGTAATAGATAGGGAAATTAAGGGTGACATAAAAGGAGATAAAAATAAATATAAAGTTGAAGATATTCGTAGCTCCCTTGCTAAAAATAATACTACAGTGAAGGGGCCTGAAGTAATTACACCTACAGCAGCCTCTCTTAATACCACCAATAATCAGAGTGATGATACACGGCCAATCAGTCCTATCTATTCTGAACCTAGATCAGATGGTTTGACTCCAAGACAAGCTGAAAAAGCTGCTAACACTGCTGCAAACAAAGCTGGTGCTAAAGCTGAAAAAGAACAACAGAATGCGGGTAGGACGGAAAGTGTTGCAAATAAAATTAAACGTGGCGGCGGCTTTAATAAAGGCGGCTTGATGGCTAAGAAGAAGACCAAGAAGAAATAACTATACTACTCCGACAACAACAATAAGGCTACCCGGCTAAGGCTGGCCCCACATAAAGGAAATACTATGGCAGAACTACAAGCAGTGGAAACTCCACGCTCAGCAGGATTCGTTGATCCTAATTACAATAACGCTAACAAGCGCCGCATACAAGAACAGGAAGCGGAGCTTAATGACTTGATGAACAGTGATGAAGAAGCAGAAGAGGAACAGCCTAAAGCTGCTGCGCCTGAAGCTGCCACTGAAGACGGTGATGAGAAACTATCAGGCGAAGAGCGTACCTATAAGAAACGCTATAGTGACTTACGTAGTCACCAGAACAAACAAGCAGAAGAGCTTAAGGCACTCAAGGCTCAGCTAGATAACGCACAAGAGCGTGGTGACATACGCCCTCCTAAGTCTGATGAAGACATTGAGGCATGGTCACGACAGTATCCTGATGTAGCTGCTATTGTTGAGCGTATTGCAGAGAAGAAAGCACAAGAGAAGTTTTCTGGTGCAGAGAGCCGCTTACAAGAGATTGACCGTATTACTGCTGAGTCAGACCGCAATAGGATGGAAGATGAGATTAGGGCTATGCACCCTGACTTCAACGAACTGCGTAGTAGTGATGAGTTTCACGATTGGGCAGGCGAACAACCTAAGTGGGTACAGGATGCTCTATACGAGAACTCTGAAGACCCAGCGTCTGTTACTCGTGTAATTGATTTGTACAAAGTAGACAAAGGGTTAGACACTAAGACTAGGAAGAAGTCCTCTAAAGCTGCAGCCTCTGCTGTTGTAACTAAGCGTACAACTAGGCCAGACCAGAGTGACTCCACTGGAAATTTCTCTGAGTCGCAGGTACATAAGATGTCTGCTGCTCAGTATGATAAACAATCAGATGCTATTATGGAAGCAATCCGTGCAGGAAAGTTTGACTACGATATGACAGGCGGTGCACGATAATAGTAAATAAGGCATTGACATCTATAGTGTACCTAGTATAACTATAGGTGTCTCTACATTAAGTGACAAGCCTCTCGTAAGAAAGACTACCTTGCACTTAATACAACACTACCTCGCTAAGTCTAAACACACCAACTATATAAGACTCACCTGAACTAGTATAGGCCCGTATAACCTGAGTTACATAACTGATCCTTATGACTTACACTTATATGCACCCTAAAAAGTACAGCCTCTTATCGGTTAGTTTAGCTTATTAATCATAAGCCAAACACCTAATGGAGGATTTATCCCATGGCTTTTACAACCGCAACAGGTTACGGCAACTTACCAAATGGTAACTTCAGCCCAGTAATCTATTCTAAAAAAGTACAGCTAGCTTTCCGTAAATCTACTGTAGTTGGTGATATTACTAACTCAGATTATTTTGGGGAAATTGCTAGTCAAGGTGACACAGTAAAAATTATCAAAGAGCCAGAAATTTCTGTAAGTGAATATGCTCGTGGCACAAATGTCACAGCACAAGATTTGCAGGATGACGATTTTAACTTAGTCATTGATAAGGCTAACTATTTTGCCTTTAAGATGGACGATATTGAAGACGCGCATTCGCATGTGAACTTCATGGATCTTGCTACCAACCGTGCTGCCTATCGTTTGGCAGACAACCATGACCAAGAAGTACTTGGCTACATGGCTGGCTATAAGCAGGGTTCTTTGCACAGCAAAGCCAATGCTTTAAATACTACTGTCAATGGCACTAAGGCTGTAAGCTCTGCAGGCGCAAACGAATTGCTTGCATCTATGCAGCTTCACAAAGGTGACTTTGGAAATATTTCCACTGCATCTGCTGGCACTCACTCAATTCCTGTGACTGCTCGTATGCCCGGTGCTACCTCGTTACCAACGGCTACTGTTTCTCCTGCTATGATTGTCTCACGCATGAAGCGTTTGCTTGATCAGCAACAGGTTGACTCACAAGGTAGGTGGCTTGTAGTTGACCCGGTATTTATGGAAATCCTCGCAGACGAGGACTCACGGTTCATGAATGCAGACTTCGGTGAATCAGGTGGTTTGCGTAATGGTCTTACCCTTAACAACTTCCACGGCTTTCGTGTATATTCCTCTTCCAATTTGCCAGCACTAGGCACTGGAGCAGGTACATCAGGTACAGCTAACCAGTTGACAAACTTCGGTGTTATTATTGCAGGACATGATTCTTCTGTAGCAACAGCTGAGCAAATCAACAAGACAGAGACATATCGTGACCCTGACAGCTTTGCTGACATTGTTCGTGGCATGCATCTATACGGTAGGAAGATTCTTCGCCCTGAAGCAATCGTCACTGCCCGTTATAACGCAGCATAGAGAGGATATAAACTATGGCTACTTTTGATATGACTCTCAGTTCTACTGCTGGTGTTGGGGCAAACGTTCTTGCTGTCCCAACAGTAGTTGGTAATACTGTACGAACCATTGAAGCAATCTTAGATATTGATGCTATGATTGCTGCAGGTGCTACCATTGCTAACGGTGACATCTTCCAACTACTTGAAATCCCTTCACAGTCAGTTCTTCTGACTGCTGGTGCGGAAATCATGAAGTCTTTTACTGCAAGTTGTACTTGTAATATTGACTTTGCTGGTGGAGATGACATCATTGACGGTGCTGCACTTGACGATGCTGCTGGTACATACCTTGTACTTGGTACTAACGGTGAGACTAATGTTATTAATACTGCAGCTGCCTCTACTTATGCTGCTGCTGCATTAGCTCTTGTCGCTGCGTCAGATACCATTGATGTTGTTATTGCTGGTGCTGCTGCTGCTACTGGACGCTTACGTGTCTATGCAGTAATTGCAGATGTTTCGGCTGCTCACACTGAGGCTTCTGCAGCCCAACGTGACTTGCTGTAATACATTACTAAACTTAGGGGCTGGCTTAGTGCTGGCCCCTTTAGCTTATCTTAAGGAAAAATAATGGCTCTTACATTTCTTACATTAACTAATAGCGTTATTACTAGGATGAATGAAGTAGAGCTTACTTCTAGTAACTTTGCAAGTGCTAGGGGTGTACAGATACAATGTAAAAATGCCGTTAATGAAGCTATACGACACATCAATCAAAAAGAATTTGCTTACCCATTTAATCATGCAACTAACAGTTCTACTTTAGTTCCGGGAGTGGTTCGCTACAGTATACCCACTGGTACAAAATATATAGATTACAATACTGCTAGAATAAAAAGGAATACTGCACTTAGTTCCTCAGGCATTAACTTAAAAAAGATTAACTATAATGAGTATATAAGTAAAGACCTTGCAAGCCAAGAAGATGAAATTGTATCTACCACATTAAATGGATCACATACAAATTCTGTAACTATACTTA